AATTTCAGAGATTTGACGGAAGATGAATACAAAAAGATAAGGGCTGCTCGTTCTGCGGTATCCAGAGCATTTGTAACATTAATGAACAAGGGTTTTGTTTGGGTCTTTCAAGCGACTAATAACAGATGGACAGGTATAAAGATCACTGACGCCGGAAAGCTAACTGTTAACAAAGCGGGAATATTTCCATAATGTTAACAGTTAGAGAAAGTTTGATTATTATCACTAAAAAAAGGCGGATGAAACAATGGATACATTCGATCATGTCTGGTTTTGGAAGGCAAGGCTACCATTACGCAAAGGAACTTCATGCAGAGTTTTAGCGAGAGGCCGGAAGAACTCTGTCCTTGTTGAATTTGAAGATGGCTATAAAGTGATAACGAGCCGAAATACAGTAAGGCGAATATTTCAGAATGAAACGCCGACCACCACCTGAAGAATACCGAGCGGTTGACTGTCCGCGCTACCCTGAATGCTTGCGCCTGGCGGCGCTGTTCGATCATCAGCGGATGCGATGCGCCTTTTGTTCGATGCGGGGTGATGTGAGCGCACGGATCGGCGTGGATAATCTTTCGGCGATGGATGTTATTGGAAGCCGGGAACTGCTGATGCAAATCTTTTTTGGAAAGGAACCGAGTTTTGAAAAGAATGATGAGACTTTGTGAGGTTGCAGACGTTTTGAACTGTTCGTCCAGAACGGTTTACCGGCTGGTTGCCGAAGGGCAGATACAGGCCGTTCAAATCCGTGGCGGTTGGCGGGTTGATCCAGATGACCTGGCGGCGTTTATCACCCGGCGAAAGCAGGAATTTGCAGAGAGCTTCGGCTTTTGTGACAAATCATGACAAATCATGACAGCTTCCCGTGACAATGCCGATTCTGGCCTGTAAGATTGCATCATAATTTTTGTAAACGCACAATTCAAATGGGATATTCATTATGGACGATAAAAAAATGATAGACATTCGAGAACAAGTTATTCGATTGGCAGATCAGATCGAGCTGTTGAGCGATCAAGTTGAAAGAATTTCCGTGATGCTTATGGCTGGCGGATTGCAAAAAAAGTTTCAGGACGCAACCATCAACCTGCAATTTGAACGACTGTCTGCTGAAATCCAGCGTTTGAAAGGCGTTTAATATGGCACTGCCTGAGCTTATGCAAAAGATTCATGAGATCGAGTCAATCTGTGAATGTCCTGAGCTTGTCGATCACTTTGACAGCGAGTCCAGAGCCGCGCTTGACGCTGTGCAGGTTTTATCCTGGCCTTCGTATAGGCGGTTGTTATCCGCACGTCTGGCAAGGCTCAGGGAGCGACAGGCAGCGTGGCTGAAGGCAAGCACCCCCGGTACCTTACGTCTTGACGGCTTTTTGGGCCGTTGACCGCTTGGGTCGTTCAACGCGCAACTCCGCTAAAATGAGCTTTTTTCGAGGTGACACATGAAAGGCAGAAAACCATCACCCACAGCGTTAAAAATGATTATGGGAAATCCCGGCAAAAAACGTTTGAAAGTAGGCGAGCCGAAGCCGGAATCAGATATTCCGACACCACCTGAACACCTTGATGAATACGCACGGGAAGAATGGTATCGGCTGGCGACTGGCCTATACAATCTTGGAATTTTATATGATATTGATCGGGCCATATTCGCCAATTATTGCATAAAATATTCCGAAGTCCGGGCTTGCCATGAGATTTTAAACCATATGGCTGCGGAAGATCGGGAGGCAGCCTTTTTGGATAAAAAGCCTTCGGGGATTGTTTGCGAACAAGCTTTGCGAAAAATTGCTGACCAGGCCGCGCTTGACATGCTGAAATTTGGTGCGGAATTTGGATTGACACCGAGTAGCCGGGTTAGATTGGCGATTGATCCGGGCAGGAAGCCTTCAAAATTTGACGGCTTGATTGGTGCAAAATCGAAAGAAAGGTTTTTTGATTGAAAATCCGCATATGCGGTTTATATACCGGCGTTTTTGCCGGAATTTTTACGGTTGTCCTGAGCGAGAGCGCGGATACAAAAGCTGTGATGAGAGATCAAAACACGCCGGAAGCAAAACGATTCAAACACGCGAGAGCGGGGCGATAAGGCCGAGAGGCGGCGCCGGGATCGGCGGAAAGTATTGATTAAAAATTCACTTTAAATCAAAGGAAAATATATCATGAGTTACACAGAATCACAGGTTTCAGCAATGGTTACGGGGCTTGGAGAGAAATTTCAAGAAATCCGGGGGAAAGTTGAAAACAGGTTTGACAACTACGATGCCGACCTGGGCAAGTTGAAAAAGCAAGTTGATGCAATTGAAAATCATGTGGCAATCGCTCAGTTCCCCGGCGGCGGGCCTTCACACGGTTGGGGTGTTCAGTCCGAAACGGCGCAAGAACACAAATCGAAGTTTTTAGCCTGGGCGCGCAAAGGCAGCGACCCTGAAGGGCTGCGGGGGCTTGAAATCCAGGCCGGGCTGTCAACGCTGAGTGATCCGGATGGCGGCTTCCTTGTACCGATTGAGATTGAAAAAAACATTGAGCGGCTTGCCCTGGCTTCGGTTGCCATGCGTAGGCTGGCGCGGATTGTAACTGCAAAAGGCGAATACACAAAGCCATTATCGAAAGGCGGGGCCACTGGCGGTTGGGTTGCGGAAAAGGGCGCTCGTCCTGAAACCGACAGTCCAGAGCTGAGTTTATTTCAGCCCCCGATGTGTGAGATTTATGCCATGCCGTCAACTACCCAAAAGCTGCTCGATATGAGTGATTTTGACGTTGAATCCTGGCTGCTTGAAGAAATCAATGATGTGTTTGTAGCCACCGAAGGGGCCGCTTTTATTTCCGGCAATGGTGTGGGGCAGCCCAAAGGAATTATCGACCCGGCGCTGATGATCGCAAACGGTTCATGGGTTTACGGCAAAACCGGATTTATTGCCGGGGGCCATGCGACCCTGCTGAACAACGTGGATAAGCTGTTTGATCTTCAGCATGCTTTGAAACCCGTTTATCGGCAAAACGGAACATGGTTGATGAACGATGTCACCTTGAATCTTATCCGAAAATTCAAAGACGGTGACGGTAATTACCTGTGGCGTCCGGGCCTGATGGAGAACGCGCCGGACACCCTGCTTGGCAAACCTGTTGCGATTGATGACAATATGCCGGATATTGGCGCGGGCGCTTATCCGATTGCATTTGGGGATTTCAAACGGGTTTACACCATCGTAGATCATGTTTCAGGGATACGGCTTCTGAGGGATCCATTTACCATTAAGGGGTTCGTAAATTTTTACGTCACAAAGCGAGTTGCGGCTGGTATCAGCAATTACGAAGCTGTAAAGTTTCTGAAGATTTCTGCTTAACTTTTTCGGGTTGACTGTCCCGGCGGTTTTTGTGTCTTTTCCCGCAAAACAGTTGCGATAAGCTATGAGTGCGCGGCTTGCCATGCCTAAACCTTAGCGGCTGGCGGATTCTCGTTTAAAGGGGTTTGAGCCAGTAACCGGATTTTTCCCCGAAGTCATTTTTGACACCGGAAAGCGGAAAGATCCGGTTTTTTATTTCAAAATCAATTAGGTGGTTTGCAGCGGGTTTTACGGATTCTGGCAGGTTCGCCATTTTCCGTACAATGTCAGATACCGTGTCTTGATCAACATTCTCCCGTAGCTGCACAACACCCCCCAAACGAGCCTTATCACCTACAAGCACCCCCGGAAGAAAAGCGCACCAGCGCGACTACAGGAAGCCCCCCGTGTGAATCCGCGATTGTCTTGAGTTAATCCGGATATTTTTTCAGGGTTGAAATTATTTTCATATTTCTTTGAAAAAAGTACTTGACAAGTATCAAAAAGGGGATTATATTTAAATCAAATGAATGAGGGCGCTGTCTGGATGCGCACCAGAGTGAAGAACCCTTGAAATAAAACGGCGTAGCAGGTAATCTGCTAAATACCGCGAAAAAGTCAAGCAAGCCGGTTAGAATCCGGCACCCTCATTCAAAATAACGGAGACCAAAAAAATGCGTGGTGGAAAAAGAGAAGGTTCAGGACGTAAACCTATATCAGAAAGTTTAAAACGGGTTCGACTGCGTGGAGAGTTTAGGCTTCCCACCTGGCTGCGGGATTGGCTGCTATCTCAGGGCAAGGGGGGCCGGATTATTGAACAGGCGCTTATTGAGAAATTTGGATTGAAACCACCGGAGGAATAAAAAAGGGGGCCATATGAGTAATGAAGC